TACAAGTCTGCGTATTATTTATGTACGCACAGAATCCAGGAAAATAACAATGGCAGAAGTAACCGGAAGAATTGGCGATAATGATGTAGCATTAGATAATGCGGCCACGGAAGCGACGTTAAAAGCTCTGTTGCAAGCAGTATCTGGTTCTAACGCCCAGATGACTAGATTGGTTAATCTAGCATCAAGGTCCGGTATGGATCCAAAAGCCATTGCTGAAGCTAACAAAGGAGCAAATGCTTTAGGGCAAGCTGCCTTTGGCGCTGGCAAAATTGCGTCAGTGGCAATGGGTGGACTAGCAAAAACTGCCCTAGTGTTAGGCGGAGTCATTGGTGACCTAACTGCCAGTGCATTTAAAACTGTAGGCAATCTAACTGACTTTGCTGGCAAGTTGCTCGACGGTACTGCCAGTGTAAGTGGACTGTTTGGAGCATTTAAAGATCTTCCGTTAGGGCTCGGTCTAGTTGCTGGCTTATTTGAAAAGATGGCACAGTTCCAAGAAGCTAACCTAAATGCGTTTAGAGACTTATCTAAGGTAGGTGTTAATCTTGGAGGAGACTTAAATCAAGTTAGACTACAGGCATTAGAAGCCGGCCTAACTATGGAACAGTATGGTTCATTTATTAAAGAAAATGCTAAATCTATCAGTTTACTAGGCAGTAGTACAGACGACGGAGCTCGCGCATTTAGAGGAATAGCCAAGGCATTAACTACAGGTAACTTAGGTAATAATCTGCTAGCATTAGGTTACGGGTTCAAAGACATAAACGAACTTGCGGCCAACTATGTTAAAGTCAACGGCGGACTAAGTGAAGCTCAAAAGAAAGACTATCGTGGTGTTTCTCAATCTGTAGCAAACTACGGAAAAGAACTTGATGTGCTAGCTCGACTAACTGGTAAGAGTAGAGAAGAATTAGAAAAACAACAAGAGTCGATGACTCAGGATGCTAACTTTCAAAGCTACCTAAATGGATTAGACGCAGACGAAAGAGAAAAAGCCAATGCTGCACTACGTTTAGCAATGGAAAGTGGAGGCAAAGGCGCAGCCGACGCCCTTAAGGCCAAACTAATGGGACTTCCTCCGTTGACAGAAGAAGCACAAATGTACATGGCTACCATGCAGCAAGGTGGTCAAAGTATTGAAGAATTTTACAAAATTGTTAAAAATGGAAAAACTTTGCAAGAAAGTCAACTTGCTCTAGACAAAACTTTTGGTAAAGCAGTAGCAGGTAATATTAAAGATTTAAAACAATTTGAAACTGTAATGCGTGCCGGTGGTATGACTGGTGATAAGTTTGCCACTACGTTGATGTCTGTACAAGAAACTGTAAACAAATACAAAGCAAAAGGTTTAACAGAAGAAGCTGCAATTCAACAAGCAATTCGAGATGAACGTGAAAAGCAATTAAAACAAAACACTTCAGCCGCAGCCGCAGCCGCCCAAGCAGAAAAAGCTCTAAAAGCATTAGGGTCTGAACTAATGGGTGCGTTGTTACCAGTGTTTGAAGCAATGGGTCCTGTTGTGTCTGAAGTTGCTAAAAGTCTTTTAAATTTTGCTAGAGATAATATGCCAGCAATACAAGAAGGCGCAAGGATGCTAGGCGCCTTCCTTCAAAGATTTGTCAAAGATATTTTTACCAAAGAAGGCCAAGATAAAATTATCAATGACATACTATGGGCGTTTAAAAATATATTAATTGAAGTTAAAAAAGGAATATTGCCTAGTTGGCTTTACGACGAAAAAGATGCTGAGAACGATAGAAAGAAATTAAATGCGGAAAAAGCAATATATGATGCCAAAGCCGATGCCGCTAGAACTGCTCATGAAATACAGATGAGAGAAACAAAATTAAAAGACAGCGCCAAGGCTAATGCAGATTCTAAGGAAAAATTAACAGCTGAAGAAAAAGCTCAGATTGAAGCAGAGATAGCTGGGTTTAAGAAACTTAAACCCATCCAGGACAGCATAATAAAACAACGAGAAGAAGAAGCTAGAAAGGGTACAGCAGGCAATGCTGTTGCTCCTCAAGCTAGGGCACCGGCTGCTCAAACTCAGCAAAAGATGAATGACAATCAGTACAGAAATCGAGCCCAAGAAGACCTAATGAAAGAGGGCAAGGATGTTACGTTGGGTTCGCTAGCTAAAAAAGTTGAAGAGCTAAAGAGAAAAGATGCCGAGGAAGCTAAGAAAGTACCTCCTGCTGCACGCACTGGCGGAGTTTTTAATGGACCAAAAACTGGGTACGATGTGCGATTACACGGCAACGAAGCAGTTGTTCCGTTAGGCGGAGGCGGCATAACACGAAGTTCTATAAAAGAGTTTATCAGCGGATTACCATCTGCTAGCGAAGTATCTACTAAGATCCAAAACGTAGCAAACAATCCACAAGCGGCCTTGGCTGACGCAACTAAGGCAGTAACTGAATTTGGACAAAAACTAGCCAGGGCGGCCGATCCGTTAGTTCAAGATGCTCGTCAAGGTGTACAAGGAGCAGCCAGTGCCCTAGGTATAGGCGGCAGTGAAAAATTGCTAGAAGAGCTGCAAACGTTAAATAACATATCTAGACAAACGCTCGGCTTAATTAAGCGAGCTGTTGAATTTGATGAAAGACAGCTTGATGCAACTAGATCGCTAAACGGAAACCTATACCAATAATATGTCTTGGAAAAAATACTTTACACCAGTAGCAAATACTTCAGGAGCACTTAGTCCATTAAGTGGCGGTGGTGCTGACCGCCCAACAGGTAGCCGATCTAATTATAGTTCTTATCTACCAGATGTTTATTCAGGACATCCAAATCGTCTTGATCGATATCAGCAGTACGATACCATGGACAGCGACAGTGAAGTAAATGCCGCTCTTGATATTTTAGCAGAGTTTTGTTGCCAACTAAATGAAGAAAACGGTACTCCGTTCCAAATTTTCTTTAAAGATCAAGCTACTCCTACTGAAGTAAAAGTTATTAAAAAGTATCTACAGCAGTGGACAAAACTTAATAAATTTCAAACACGCATCTTTAAAATTGTAAGAAACGCATTCAAATATGGCGATTGTTTCTTTGTTAGAGACCCAGAAACACAGGCTTGGTTTTATGTAGATCCGCAAAAAGTTGACAAGATTATCGTCAATGAAAGCGATGGAAAGCATCCTGAACAGTATGTAATCCGTGATCTAAATCCTAATTTTTTAAATTTAAGTGTGACACAGATCGCACCTAATGCTACAAACGGCGGGCCTCCTAATGGAAACGTTAGTACCTCTGGCGGCACCGGCAGATCGATGACAGGCTCCTATCCTACAAACGTAGGAAACAGGTTTGGAGTCAATCAAACTCAATGGGCAATTGATGCTAAACACGTAGTTCATTTGTCAATGAGTGAAGGGTTAGACAATAACTTTCCTTTTGGAAACAGTCTTTTAGAAAGTATTTTTAAAGTTTACAAGCAAAAGGAATTACTAGAAGATGCTATCATTATCTACCGCGTCCAACGTGCTCCAGAACGAAGGGTATTTTATATTGACGTTGGTAATATGCCAAGTCACCTTGCTATGTCTTTTGTTGAGCGTGTTAAAAACGAAGTTAATCAGCGACGAATTCCTTCAGTTACTGGAGGTGGACAAACTGTTGTGGACAGTAGCTACAACCCGTTAAGCATTAACGAAGACTACTTTTTTCCACAGACAAGCGAAGGTCGAGGCAGTAAAGTTGAAATTTTACCAGGTGGCACTAACCTAGGAGAAATTGATGATTTACGTTATTTTACTAACAAGTTGTTCCGTGCTTTACGTATTCCTAGTAGCTACTTACCTACTGGACCAGATGACGGAGGAAGCAGTTTCAATGATGGCAGAGTCGGTACTGCTTACATACAGGAATTAAGATTTAACAAGTACTGCGAGCGATTACAAAGCCTGTTAAATGAGAAATTTGATGTAGGATTCAAGGAATATCTACAGGACAAAGGCATTAACTTTGACCCTAATGTATTTGAATTACAGTTTAATCCTCCACAAAACTTTGCCGCATATCGTCAAACTGAAATGGATACTGCTAGAATTAGTAGCTTTGGAACCATTGTAACTATTCCACATATCAGCAAACGCTTTGCTTTAAAACGCTACTTAGGTCTAACACAAGAAGAAATGGCAGAAAACGAAGAAATGTGGAAAGAAGAAAACGGTTTAAGTATGAAAGCACCAAGTGCTAGTTCAGAACTACGTTCAGGCGGAGTTACTAGCGGTGGTATGCAGAGCGATATGGAAAATCTAGGACAGGCAGGAGAACTTGCTCCCGAACCTGGCGCTGAGGCAGGCGGAGCACCTACTGATATGGGCAACGGCGCACCGGCTCCTACGGCATAAATTTGGATAAATATTGATATGTTGCTAAACGAATTTATTTACTTTAAAGAAACCGAAAGTGCCCTAGACAATGATGATAGGTACAATCCGTTTGACGACAAATCTATTGTAAGTGCTAAAGACACACGTAAGACACGATTAACTTTACGTATGTTAAATGATTTACGAAAAGCTGGAGATGCTCGAGAGAAAGAGCAAAAAGAACATTTAGAGTTTGTAAAAGTGATGTACGCACCGCCTCCTCCCGAGATGGCTCAATAACTTATTAGTTAATTTTTCTAATAAATCGTTAAATATTTTTACAAAACAAATCAAAAAAGAGTTAAAACTCTGTCACCTTTTGTCGGAATTGACCGTTTTCGACCCATTTCACATAAGTATTACATCTTGGCTGTAAATACATCGACAGCCTTGCCGCATCTAATTAAAGGAGAATACCGCAATGTCTAACAAGTTTGAACAACTATTAGATCTTCTAGTCAACGAGGAAATGGACAAGGCAAATGAATTGTTCCATGAAATCGTTGTTGAGAAGTCTAGAGAAATATACGAAAATATGATTGCTGAAGAAGCAAAGGAAGAGGAAGAAATGGAAGAAGCTTCTGATGAAGAAGATGATGAATCCATCGAAGAAGAAACTACCCTAGAAATTGGTGGCGACGAAACCGACGACATGGTCGGCGATCTAAGTGACCCTTCCGCTATGGGCGATATGGGTGACGAAGGTGACATGGCCGGCGATATCGGTGATGACGCTGAGGGAACCGAAGAAGAAAGAATTTCCGATCTAGAGGATGCTCTAGAAGAACTAAAAGCTGAATTTGAAGCACTAATGGCTGATGAACAAAATGAGCCAGAGCACAATGATGGTGAAGAAGATCCTGATTTTGGCGGCGAAGAAGACGGCGAAGAAGCTGATGACGAAGAAGCAGACGAAGAAGATGAAGACGAATCCATGGGTATGGGTCAATTTGAATCACGTCAAATGACTCGTGAATACCGTGAAAAAGTAGGTAACGACTGGGAAAAGAACAGCATGAAGACTCCAGGTCCAGTAGGTTCTGGTAAAGGCGAAATGGCTGGTCAAACTTCTGTATCTGATACAAAAAGCCCAGTAAGTTCTGGTAAAGGCAAGCCTACTACAGGCGCATCAGCACACAATATCCTAGGTGGTAAAGGTGCTGACACTAGTAGCAATACTGGTACAAGCCCTAACGCTGACAAAGGCTCACGTGGTCTTTTAGGCGCTACAAAAGGTGAATTCACTAAAGGTGTTGAAAAGAACATCTCTAGCAGTTCTTCCTCAAGCATGAAGAGCGGTTCTGCTACAAGCAAGCAAGGCTCTGGATATCCAGGTAATAACAAGTCAGCAGGCCCAGTTGGTTCTGGATCAGGTGACAAAGCAGGACAGACAAGCGTTGGTGTTGTAAAGAGCCCATTAAATGGTGCTCCTAATCGTAACGCTTAATTAGGAAATCGGGATGAAATTATCATACCTAAGAGAACATTTAAGTTTTGATCAAGCTAGAGTAGTTTTAGAATCTGACGACAAAGATGGCAAGAACCTTTTTCTAAAAGGTATTGCTATCCAAGGCGGTATACGCAATGCTAACCAGCGTGTGTATCCTGTAGATGAAATTACAAATGCCGTTAAAACTTTAAATGACCAGATTCAAAATGGTTATAGTGTTCTAGGCGAAGTTGATCATCCAGATGACTTAAAAGTAAATTTAGACCGTGTGTCACACATGATAACAGATATGTGGATGGACGGTCCTAATGGTTATGGAAAGATGAAAGTCCTTCCTACTCCGATGGGCAATTTAGTTCGTACTATGCTTGAAGCCGGTGTAAAACTTGGCGTCAGCAGTCGAGGCAGCGGAAACGTTGACGAGGCTAGCGGTAAAGTATCCGAATTTGAGATTATCACAGTCGACATTGTTGCCCAGCCAAGTGCGCCAGGAGCTTATCCTACACCAGTCTACGAGCATCTTATGAATATGAGAGGCGGTAGTAGAGCGTTTAGGGTGGCGCAAGAGGTAAAACAAGATCCAAAGGCCCAGAAGTATCTCCGCGAGGCGATGCTTAATATTATTAATGGGTTAAAACCCTAAGGAGACAAAGCGATGTTGGACGCATTCAATAAGCTGGTCGAAAGTGGCATGATGTCAGAAGACGATAAGTCTATGATTGAATCTGCTTTAAATCAGAAGATTCAAGAGAATCGCGACCAAGTCACTGCTGAACTTCGTGAAGAGTTTGCTCAACGTTATTCTCATGATAAGAGCGTAATGGTTGAAGCACTTGACAAGATGGTCGGTGAGAGATTGGCCGTTGAAATGGCTGAACTTGCTGAAGATAAAAAAGCATTAGCGGAAGCTAAGGTTGCTTATCAACGCAAGATGGGTAGTGATGCCAAAGTTATGGAATCATTTATTCTAAAACAGCTAGGTAAGGAAATGGTAGAGTTCCAAAGCGATCGTAAGAAAGTTAGTGAGAATTTTGCTAAGTTAGAACAGTTCATTGTAACTGCTCTAGCAAGAGAAATAAACGAGTTTGCTGTAGACAAGCGCGATTTAGCTGAAGCTAAAGTTCGTCTAGTCCGCGAAGCTAAAGGCAAATTTGAAGAAGTTAGAGCTAAGTTTATTAAACGTAGCGCCGGAATTGTTGAAGAAACAGTTAAGAAGACATTGACCAAAGAGATGAAACAGCTCAAGGAAGACATCGACTCAGCTCGTGAAAACTCATTCGGTCGTCGTTTATTTGAAGCGTTTGCTCAAGAGTTCAGCACAAGCTACTTGAACGAAAAATCTGAAACATCAAAACTGTTAAAGGTTATCGAAAAGAAAGAGCTAGAGCTAGCTGAAGCAAGATCTGTTGTTACTGAAAAGGCAAAATTAGTAGAGTCTAAAGACCGCGAAATCCGCGTTGCTCATGACGTTGCTAATCGCAAAGAAGTAATGGCGGAATTGTTAGCACCACTAAGTGCTGACAAAAAGGGAATCATGAAAGAATTGCTAGAGTCTGTACAGACTGCAAAACTGAATGAAGCATTTGACAAATACCTACCAGCAGTTATGGAAGGCGGTATGAAGAAAGCAGTAAAGGCGAAAGCCCCAGAAATGCTATCTGAAAGCGCAGTTGTAACTGGAGATCGTGAAAACAAACAGCCACAGGTAGGCTCAGATAATATTTTAGATATCCGCAAATTAGCGGGACTAAAATAATTTAATATTCAAGGAGAAGACATAAAATGTCACAATTATTAAATGAAAGATGGTCAGAGACCAAAGAAGCTCTGCTTGAAGGCCTATCCGGTACACGTAAGTCTTCAATGGCAGTTTGCTTGGAAAACACACGCAAGTACTTGGCAGAATCTGCATCCGCAGGTGCTACAAGCACTGGTAATATCGCAACTTTAAACCGCGTTATTCTTCCAGTTATTCGTCGTGTTATGCCAACCGTTATTGCTAACGAAATCGTTGGTGTTCAACCAATGACAGGCCCAGTAGCACAAATCCATACTCTACGTGTTCGTTACGCTGATACATCAAGCGGCGATTCCGTGGTAGCTGGAGATGAGGCACTAAGCCCATTCAAGATTGCAGCTGGTTACTCCGGTAACAACAATGCAACACCGAAAGCTCAAACAACTTCTATCTTAGAAGGCCAACCAGGCAAGCGTATGAGCATTCAAATCTTGAAAGCACCAGTCGAAGCTAAGTCTCGTAAACTAAGCGCTCGTTGGACTTTCGAGGCAGCACAAGATGCTCAAGCTATGCAAGGTATTGACATCGAAGCAGAAATCATGGCCGCTTTAGCACAAGAAATTACTGCTGAAATCGACCAAGAAATTCTAGGTTCTTTACGTGCTCTAGGCACAGTTGAACAAACTTATGACCAAGCCGCTGTATCTGGTACAGCTACATTCGTTGGTGACGAGCATGCCGCATTGGCAGTTCAGATCAACCGTGTTGCTAACTTGATCGCTCAGCGTACACGTCGTGGTTCTGCTAACTGGGCAGTTATTTCTAACCAGGCTTTGACAATCCTACAATCTGCTACTACAAGCGCATTTGCTCGTACAACAGAAGGTACATTCGAAGCTCCTACAAACAC